TAAAATTAAATACTACTGCTGCAGAAGAAACTAATGCTTTTTGGAATGATACAACACCAACATCTTCTGTTTGGTCTATGAATGATAATGGAGATGGAAATGGAAGTGGTTCAAATTATATAGCTTACTGCTTTGCAGAAAAACAAGGTTACAGTAAATTTGGTTCATACTATGGAAATGGTGGAAGTGGAGAACCTTTTATCTATACAGGTTTTAAACCAGCTTTTATGATTACAAGAAATATAACTTCAGCAGTAAATTGGGGAATGTTTGATAATAAAAGAAATGAATATAATGTAGTACAAAATGTTTTACTACCTGATAACTCTGCGGTTGAAACAGCTACTTCAGCAAAGTATTTTGATTTTTTAAGTAATGGTTTTAAAGTAAAAAACGATAGCTTACAATACAATGGTACTAATGAAAAACACATCTACATGGCTTTCGGTCAATCCATCGTTTCAACTAATGGCGACATAGCCACAGCGAGGTAGTTAGTGTTATTAGGTATTAATGCATTTGCTGAAGCTCCGTTTTCAGCTACAAATTTAGATTTAGGCAATGTACAAGTTGTTGTAACAGGTAATCAATTTACTGTTAATATTGGTAACGTAAGTATTGTTGCTAATAATATTGTTCAAATTGTTAATGGTGATGATTTAGATTTAAGTGTTGGAACAGTTACTATTACAGGAGATGCAAGTTTTGAATTAACAGGTAGTCCATTAACATTAGGAAATGGTAATATAACTGTTACTGCTGGAGCGACGGCAGATGTTACAGGAAACCCACAAACGTTAACGACAGGCACAGTAACAATTACAGCTGATGCCAACGTTAGCCCAACAGGACAGCCAATTACCTTGGCAAGTGGCACGATAAATGCTATAGTTTGGCAAAACATTATTCCAGGTGCTGATGGTGTTTGGAAAAACTTAGATACGGATTTATAATATGGCTTCAACATACTCACAAGATTTAGCATTAGAAATAGTAACCACTGGTGAAAAAGCTGGTTTATGGGGAACTATAACTAATACTAACCTAGAAATTTTAGAACAATCAGCAACAGGATATGCAACAGTAGATATGGCTGCTGCTAATGTTACCTTAAGTTTAGCTGATGGTACTAAAACAAATGGTAAAAATTTATATTTAAAATTAACAGGCACACTAGCTGGAAATAGAAGTTTAACTATGCCTAATGTAACTTCAACAGGCACAGCAACTAGAGTTTTTATTATAGAAGATGCAACTGTAAGAGGAACATCAAACAGAACTTTAAGTGTCTTAACAACAGGATCAGGTGCTGCAGTAGCAGTTCCTGTAGGAGCAAAACTTTTATTAGTATCTGATGGCACAAATACAACAATTGGTATTATGCAAAAAGCATACTATGCCATTAATGATACCTTTGCACCTTACCCTGCTGTAGCTGGTGATCAATTAATTTGTAGTACAAACAATAACCCATTTACAGTTAACTTACCGGCAACACCTAGTGTTGGTGATGAAGTTACAATTATAGATGGTCTAGCAAGTTTTGCTACTAACAATCTAACAATCAACCCTAATGGTTCTAATCTTAATAGTGCAGCAGCTAATTTAGTTTTAAGTACAAGTGGACAATCATTAACACTTGTTTACATTAATACTACTAGAGGTTGGACTTTTAAAAATACCTAGGAGCTAACACATGGCTCTAACTCAAATTAAATTTGCACCAGGAATAGACAAACAGGATACTTCTGTTGGTGCTGTTGGTCGATGGACTGATTCAGATAATGTAAGATTTAGATATGGACTTCCAGAAAAAATAGGAGGTTGGTCTTCTTTATTAGATCAAACTATTGTAGGTGTCACGAGAAAGATGTTACCTTTTGTTGACAATAATGGAAACAGATATGTTGCCGTAGGTACAGATAAATTTTTACTTATATATTTTGAAGGACAACTTTTTGACATAACACCTTTTAGAGTTAACAACTCTGGTGTTCAGCAACAATTTTTAACATCAAGTATTGCTTCTACAAACACTTCAAAAACTATAACTGTTACAACTAAAAATGGTGGAGCAGCTGTGGATCATGGTTTATCTATTGGCGACATGGTTGTTTTTAATAACTTTGCTGCTGGTTCAAGTGGAATTGCAGATGCAGATTTAGAAGGTAAAATTGTACAAGTTATTACTATACCAAGTACAACTACATTTACAGCAACTGTACCCAACGCAGCTAGTGCTACATCGACAGATGGCACAGTTGATATACAACCTTACGAAATTGTAGGACCAGCAGAACAATCTTATGGTTATGGTTTTGGTATTTCTACTTTTGGTGGTGTAGTAACAGGTTCAGCCGACACAGGTTGGGGAGTTGCCGTAGCAGCTTCAACACAAACTTTGGAACCTGGCCTTTGGTCATTAGATACTTTTGGTGAAGTTTTAATTGCAACAATAGCTAATGGTAGAACTTTTACTTGGAATGCTGGAGCAACAGATCCTACATCAAACCGCGCTTCGACTACAACACCAAGTACAGACGGATCGTTGACCGGAGTTAATTCTCCTTTTGCAACTGTAATAGGAACTAACACAGCTGGAAATGCTGTAGGTAATCCTACAAAATCTAGACTAACTTTAGTATCCCCAACTACAAGACACTTAATACATTTTGGTACAGAGGTAACTATTGGAGATGCAACTACACAAGATGATATGTTTATTAGATTTTCTAATTCTGAAGAACTTAATTTATATACTACACTAGCAACCAATACTGCTGGGTCATTTAGATTACAAGATGGAACTAAAATTATATCAGCACTAGTTGCTAAAGAAAATATTCTTATTTGGACAGACAATGCTTTGTATACAATGAAATTTGTTGGAGCTCCATTTACATTTGGCTTTGAACAAGTAGGAACAAACTGTGGATTGATAGGTAAGAACGCTGTTACAGAAATAGATGGTGTTGCTTATTGGATGAGTAATAATGGTTTCTTTGGTTTTGATGGTACAGTTAAAACATTAGCATGTAGTGTAGAAGATTATGTATTTGATGACATTGATACAACTAAAGGACAACAAGTTTGTGCAGGTTTAAATAATTTATTTACAGAAATAACTTGGTGGTACCCTACATCAGGATCAGATTTTAATAATAGATATGTAAGTTATAATTATGGTGTAACTACTGCACCCGTACCTATGGGTAATTGGTACACAGGAGTAAATACTAATGCAATTAGAACTACATGGATTGATTCTTTAGTTTATCCTTTACCTTATGCAACTTCTTATAGCACAAGTGGTGCAGGGGCTTTTCCTTCCGTAGTAGGTTTAACAGGTTTAGGAAGTACAACATTATTTGAACACGAAACGGGGACCGATCAAATTAATCCTGATGGAACAACAACAGCTTTAACTTCTTTTATACAATCATATGATTTTTCTTTACAAACAGATCAAGGTGCAGCTGAATACTTTTTAGCTATGCGTAGATTCTTACCTAACTTTAAAACATTAACAGGTAATGCTAATGTAACTATATCTGTAGCTGATTACCCTGCAGATCCTAATACTAATACTACTTTAAGTCCCTTTACAATTTCATCAAGTACGACTAAAGTAGATACAAGAGCACGTGGTAGATATGCTGCTCTTAAAATTGAAAACACAGGATCAGGTGAAGCGTGGAGATTTGGTACGTTTCAAGCTGACTTGCAACCAGACGGAAGAAGATAATGGCAAAAGTAACAGTAAGAATACCAGAACCTAAAAAAGAATATGAAGTAGATAACCAAAGACAAATTAATAGATCTATTGCATTAATTGTTGAACAATTAAATTCTACATTCTTAACAGAACAAAAAGAAAATCAAGAAAGGTTTACGTGGTTTAATGGCTAATATTTATAAAAAAGTAAATACTGATTTAATAACAAATACTGAAAAAGATGTTTATGTAGTTCCAAGTAATTCTAGATCTTTAGTTAAATCTATTCATATTTATAATGAAGGTGCAGGAGATGCTGTAGTTACTATAAAAATTGAATCTAGTAGTGTAACTTATTTTTATCAGAAAAAAACTATAGCAGCAGAAGCTCATCATGAATTTATTATTAATATATTAATATTGGAAGAAAGCGATAAATTAAAAATGTTATCAGATATCACAGGACCAGATATAACAGTCAGTTTATTAGAAACAAATAGAGAGGATAGATAATGCCGTTTACAGAACAAAAAGCTAGTATAAGATATGAGATGATTAACGGTACAAGAACACCAGTCTTAACACCTGAAACAGAGGTAACTCTTACTAATATAATAACAGGTCAAGAGTATATGTCAGACGCCGAAGCGTTGACAGATGTACAAAATAAAGACACAGCTACCAAAGCAGAAGATATTAAAAGAGATGTTAAAATCATTGTAGAACATGTACCTTTAGGAGGAAATACTAAATTATAAATTATTGACTAGGACTTAAAAACCTAGTAAATTGTGCAATACAGCATTATTTCAAGTTTAAAACTTGCATTTCAACAATACAAAAGTAGATATATAAATTATGGGACGATTTAATCCAGGTAGATTCGTAAAAAAAGCAGTAAAGAAAGTAACTAAACCAATAGCAAAGGTATTAGATAAAGTAGTACCTAATGAAGTTAAACCATTTTTACCTTATGCAGCAGCAGCTTTTCCATTTTTAGCACCAGGTGCTTTTGGAGCTCTTTCTGCTTCAATGCCAGGATTTGGTATACAAAATGCTTTCTTAAGAGCTGCAGCACAAAGAGGTTTAACCGGATCTGGATTAAATATTTTTTCTCAATTATCACAAGAAGGTAGTGAAGGTGATGTTAATTTAACCAGAGCAGCTATTGCAGGAATACCCGCAGCGTTAGCTACTCCAGGTCTTTCAACAAGTTTAGGTGGTGATGCAGCTTTAACAAGAATTAATGCAGCAGATCCTACATCTTTAGGAACTCAATTAAAATCAGGTAGTTTAGATATTTTATCTAAGGCAGCGGGAGCAGCTGAAAAAGGTGCTAATGCAAATTTATTATCAATGGATAAAGTTGCTTCATTAACTACTCCACTATCAGTAGAGGGAACTTTTGATGCTGTAAAATTTGCTAAACAAGCAGAATTAGATTACTTAGCTGAATTAGATGCATTTAATGCTACAGCAGGAGCAACACAAGAAGCTAATGATGAGGGCAGAAGATCAGCTATTACATCTTCTATGTTAGCTGCTAATTTTGCTCAAGATGTTATTGATTCAACTTTGTCAGAATTAGGATTAAAAGAAGGTGGAATTGTGTCTTTAAATATGGGAGGAAGTGTGTTACCATCAGGAGGAGAAATGGATTACAGACAAGGCGGAATGATTCCTATGGGATCTAAAGAGAGAGCCGACGATGTTCCTGCAAGACTTTCTAAAAATGAATTTGTAATGACAGCTGATGCTGTTAGAGCAGCTGGTGGTGGAAGTGTTAATGAGGGAGCAAAACGAATGTATAATTTAATGAATAACCTAGAGGCAAGAGCATAATGGCAGATCCAACTACAATAACACAAGTATTACCCGCACCGGTCTTAGAAGGATCGTTAACCGCTTTCTTAAAAAAATTAGATCCATTAATGGGTCAACAAATAAATACAGCTGCATACGCACCAACAATCGCAGCAGAATCACAATTACAACAAGATGCTAGAACAGCAGCAGGTGGATTAGGTTCACTTACTGGACCACAAGCTTATCAAGATTACATGTCTCCGTATCAACAAGAAGTTATTGATACAACACTTTCAGAATTTGACAGAAATGCAGCCATGCAAAGTCAAGGTTTAAGAGATTCAGCAATTCAAGCTGGAGCTTATGGTGGTGGTAGAGAAGGAATTCAAAGAGCTTTATATCAAGAACGTTCAGATTTAGGTAGAGCAGGATTACAAGCACAATTACAAGCACAAGCATTTCAACAAGCACAAGCAGCAGCTGCATCAGATCTGCAAGCACGACAAGGACTTGGCACTTATCAAACACAATTAGGTCAAGCAGGCCAAGCACAAACTCAAGCTGGCTTAGACGCTACAGCAGCTGGAGCAAGAGAAGCAGAGTTTGAAGACTTTACAAGATTAGGTTTAGTAGGTCAGCAATTAGCACAAATTCAACCAGGTGCATTCCCTACACAAACTGTTGGATATCAACAACCACAAGCTGGAGTTAGTCCATTACAAACTGCTTTAGGTGTGGGTACAGGTATAGCAAGTATCGGATCTAAATTAGGATTGTTTGGATAATGAGTAGAATTTTAAGAAGACCAATGTTTAGAGGTGGACGCGTAGATAGTCGCGGAACGGGGATTACTACTGGCCTTATGGATGGTGGTAGAGTTGGTTATAGAAACGGAAATTTTGTAAGTGGCCAACAAATAATGGACGCAAACAGAAACAATCCTTTTTTTAATAATAATAGTTTGAATAAATATACTTCTTATGGAATAGGAAATGCTAATCCTGAACTAAATAATTTAATTAAAGCAACAATGTTTGATACAGAACAATATCCTAGACAAGGAAAGTTAGGATTGGCTTCTGATGATGTAAGTGCTACAGAATTTTATGAAACTCAAGGAAATGATAACCTTGGTACAGAAGGTTTGTTAGTAAGCACAGATACTTCAATGGTTCCTAACTCAGAAACTATGATAGAAGGAAGTGAAGCAGAAATATTTAATAAACCAAAACCAACAGTAGAAGAAGAACCATCAACAGAACCAAAAGCAACGATATCAACACCAAAAGTTAATGAGCCAGATACAGAAGTAACCATGACTGATCTTGAAAGAGCTTTAGGTTTAGACGATGCTAGAAAAGAATATGTAGGTGATGCATTAGCAGCAGCATCAAAAGCATTCTTTGAAGGTAAAGGTATGGGTGCAATATCAGATGCAGCAGCTGTTAAGAGTAAAGCACCAGACATTAAGAGACTTGCTGGTCTTGAACAATTTAAAGCAGACTCAAGACAAAAAATGTATGAAACTAAATTAAAACAAGGTAAAGTATTTGCACCTGGTAATACTCAAAAATTAATTAATACATTCCAAAAGGTTAAAGAAGGAAGTCAAGCTCAAAAAATAGCTCTTATGGATAATAAGTTAGCGCCTACTATAGAAGGTCAAATTAAAGCAATGACTAATGCAGACAAATATGGTTCTGCTCCATCTGCAGCAGAAGTAATTGGATATATGCAACTTTATCATCCACAAACTTATAAAGGCGTTATATCAGCGGATACTCCACCAACAGAAGATGGAACTTATATATTAGAAGACGCATCAGCAATTTTATTTGTAAAAGACGGTAAAACATCAGTAAAAAAACTTAAATAGTAAGGAGCTAATATGGCACAATCATATAATGAACTTTTAGCTGCTGAAAAAGAAACAGAAACACTTCCTGCTGAAGAAAATAGTAATGTTAGTACACTAGGTTCTATTTTTGCTGGTATTGGTACAGGTATTATAGAAATTCCAAAAGGTTTATTTTCATTAGGTGCAAGTATTTATGATTTAACTAATGACACAAACAAAGCTGCTGAAGTAGAACAGTGGTTTGAAGATAATATTTATAGCAATTTAGGTGATATTGATGATATTGCAAATGCAACAGCTGCCGGTAAGATTACCAAAACATTAGTTAACATAGGCGTTCCAGGTGGAATAGCTTTTAAAGCTGGAACAAAATTAACAAGCGCAGCAATTAACTCTCAAAAAGCTGGTAATTATTTT